CCACCCAGCCGCTATCCACGGCCGGCGTGGTCTGCGTGCCCGAGGCCGCAGCCGCACCCGGCTTCACCTGCAGCTGCACGCGCTGCACGCGCTGGGTATTCTGCGCGGTACCAGCATTGTTCGGGCCCGAATAAGGCTGGCTCGGGTTCGCCGCATTCACATAGGGCAGCACCACCGCCGCCGTATCGGTCTCGGAGAATGCCGCCTCGATCAGGTAGTTGATCGACTGCCCCGAGCTCGCAGGTACCGAGAGGGTGAAATTCGTCGCCTGCAGATTGACGCCAGTCTTCACGATCTGATCGGTCACATCTGCGGCCAGCGAGCCATAGGCGTTGGCATCCAGCACCGAAAGCTGCGTGACGCTGCCGGGTCCCACAACCACGGCCAGCGACGCCGGAGAAGTCGGCGCGCAGGCCAGCCCATCCACCACTGTGCCGGTGCCCAGCGTCGCGGCGGTCAGCGCCGCGATGCCGATCATCGCGTTGCGATTCGGGTACAGAATATCCGTATCCAGCGGGATGCTCCCGGGATAGACAATATTACGATCCATAAACGGTCCTCAGTTGGAAATATTCGTCCAGGCGATGCACGAAGCGGGAATCACCGCCGCGATGCTGGCGTAGATCTCATCGTCGCCGATGTTGCCGGCGAACTCCTCGGTTGTCGCATAAGCGAGCAGCCCGGTGCCATACCCGCCGGGGCCATCATTGTAGCCCCCCGCATTGCTGATCGGCAGATCGTTCGGCCGGTACGCGGTGACGAAGACCTGATACGGCAGATTCATGCTGCCGTATCCACCAGCGCTGTTGTACCCGAGATTCACATTGTACCCGCCGGTATCCGCCGCATTCAGCGGCTCGAAAATCTTCGGCGCGCGCCCGGTGAGAGTCTCCAGCGCCTGCGCCAGCCCTGCCCGCGTCGCCCGCGGCGCAACAAGGTTGGCACGCAGCCTGGCGCTATACGCTGCATCCGCCTCGCCAATGCGGCGCGGCAATGCCCCGCCGAAAAAATCCTGTGCCGCGATGTCCAGAAACACCCCGCTCGCGCTCGCCAGCCGGGCCTGCGCCTTCACCTGGCTCAGCAGCGTGTACAGCCCGCTCCACGCCGCCGCCAACCCGCCTAGCAGCGCATCCAGCACCGGCGAGCTATCCGCGAACCACCGCCCCGGCAGCGCCTGCTTTAGCCGGGCGAGCATGTCAGCATCATCACCAATCATGTCAGGAGACCGCCACGGCACCGGCGCGCACCACGCCAAACAGCGGCGGCACCAGATCCGCCGTGCCGCCGTTCAGCAGCAAGGTGGAGATATTCGTCACCGCGCCGGAAGCATCATAGGCCAGCTGCGCCAGCCGCGTGTAGCTCAGCGTGGCACCCACCGGCAGACCCGCGATATAGGCCTCGATCGCCGCCGCCACGCTGGCAATCGCCCCGGCATGCGCGGCGGGGCTCGATGTCACCAGCGTCACCGCCACATTCGCGGCCTCCACCACTGGCCCCTGCACCGCAAAGCTCGTGCCCACCGGCCTCACCGCGTCGACGGCCTGCTGCACCGTGGCGAGCAGCCCTGCGGCAGGACTGCCCGTGCCGTCATCCACCGTCACGACGAAATGCCCCATCTGCGTGGCCCCGGCCTGATCCAGGTTTTCCGTGATCATGTAGCTCAGCCCTTGCTGAATGGCGGCGACGGCACTGCCGATCGCGAGCGTCGTCGCCCGGCTCAGGCTCGCCAGGTAATTGCCGAACCTGGCACGAAACGCCTGGTCGCTTTCCGCATCCATCCCGCCGGTCAGCGCCAAAGCATTCGTCACCGTATCCACCCCGGCAATCGCCGAACTCAACACGGTTATCGCACCAGGCTGCACATTACCCGCACTCCCTGGCACATCCGCCACCACGGTTGCGGTCACGCTGGCAATTCCCGCGGCCAGCACATAGCCATTGCTCGCGGCGCTATAGGCGGGGTTGCCCTCATCCGCCACAACCACAAAACTCTGCCCGTTACCGGCGGTGGAAACCTCCGCCCCGACCGGCACCAGCGCCGCCACGCTCGGGGTGAAGCGCGAGAATGTCACCTGCCCGCTGGCCGCCACCGCAGGCAAACGGGTGAAGCCGAAATCCGCGCCGAAGCTGTCGCAATCACCCCCCGTGCTGGTCGCCAGCCGCGTCGTCGCCAGTACCTGCACAATCAGCCATTGCAGCCACAGCGCCACGGAGGCATTGGCCTCCAATATCGCGCGCAGCACGGAACCCATGGTCAAATCCAGCAGGCTCGCCGCTGAGCCCTGCACGGCAGCCGCCATTCCCTCCACCAGCGTGGAGAAATTCTGAAGCGATAATTTCATGATGTCCTAAAGGGAAAACGTGAGTGCCGAAGTCTCGCCCGCCACTGCATCCGTGTAGCTGAGCGACAAATTCACCGTCCCATCCGCCTGCGCCACCACGGCCACGCTCGGCGGCGGCGTTGCCGCCACCGCGGCTTCAAGCAAAATCTGCGTTCTGGCCACACCAGCAATCGCCGCCGGCGCGCCAGGCTGGCCGACATACTGGCCAAGCCCGGCGCCATAATTCAGCTGCCAGATGTAATCGCCAGGATTCGTCAGCAACCGGCGCAACACGCGCTGCTGCGTCAACTCTGGGCCATCGTTCAGCAGCAGGTCGCCGGTCGCACTCACGGCCAGATCACCGCCAAACTGCAAGGAAAGATCCGCCATCACACAATCTCCGACGGCACACTGGTCGTTCCGCCCTTCGAATCCGTATGCGTATGCTGGTCATAGGCGTTGCGCAGCGCCGCCAGCGTGCCATGCGCGCCGCCCTGGTCGGAGATATTGCCCGTCACCACCAGATCACCCGTCACATTCACCACGCTCGCCTGCACCCCGATCGTGCCGTCATTGAGCAGCTTCACAAAACTTCCGCTCTGGTGCCGCAGCCACAACTCTCCCGCAGGTGCTGGCATCGGCGCGTCCACCGCCGACCACACGGCTCCCAGCACCACGCCATGTTCCGCGTCGCCCTCCTGGGCCAGCACCAGCACCTGCGCGCCCGGTGTCAACGGTGCCGCCATGCCCCAGCCCGCCCCCACCCAGGGCGAGACAATCGGCAGCCATCCGGTCAGAACATTCTCAGGTTGAATCAAAACCCGCGCCGCGTAGGCCGAAGGATCAAAACTCGAAACCAAACCAAACCTCGCCACGCCGCCCTGGCCATCCAACCCGGCCGCGCTCGCCTTCACCATGTTCCAAAACTGGTCCATGCACTTTCCTAGTTCACGGCATATGCCGTCACGTTCTGCTCAAACCCGAGCCGGGCGCTCAAACGCCGCTTCACCGCCGCCACCGTGTAGCTCTGGTCCAGCATCGAATCCGTCCCCGCCATCACCAGCGTCATTCCCGGCCGCAGCACCACGTCTCCGGGCATCGTGGCGCTCATCACCACTTCATGCTGTCCCAGCAGGGTCAGCTGCGCCGCGGCCAGAGCCTGCGCCTTCGCCGCCGTCAGGTTCGGACGCACCAGCGTCGTCCCCGCCCCATTACCCTGGCTTTGCGACACCACGGCCTTGTTGCGGGTATTCCAGGACTTCACCGTCACCGCCGCCGGCAGCGCGTTGATCGTGTCAAACACCAGCGACGAGAAATTCCCCGGCGTCACCAGCATCGGCGGCACTGGCGGCCACGGCCCGAAATTCAGCACCTCGCCGCCGACCCACAACGCAAACCCTTCGGCCTGCGCCAGTTGTGTCAGCAGTCCCCATTCCGTCGCGGTTCGTGCATGCAAGGCCAGCGCGCTGCGCGCGTGGTCAAGTTCGTAATACTGCCCTACCGGCGTCGATGTCTCTGTCACATTCGGCGTCAGCCCGTGCCGTCCCGCCAGCGTCACCGCAATATGGCTTGCCGTCTGGTTGGCAAAAGTCTCGGCAATCTCGGCATCGATCAACCGCGCCGCGAGGTCCCGCCCCGCCAGCACCGCCTCGTTGCGGCCTAGGTCAAGCCGCACATTATCCAGCTGGCCAACCAGTAGCGTCACATAACCAGCGCCATCCACCGCCACCTCTATGGT